GCACCATACACTACCGTCGGAAGCCCAGCATTTGCATTTTATCCGACGGTGTCTCCACTAGAAGACGGCCTCTAACCCGGCCTAGACGCACCTATTTCAACAGAAGGGACGGTGAACTCCCTACTGCAACCCCAGTTTTTGAAGATCTGGGAGGGGAATTCCCAGAGGGGCCCCGGCACGATACGCCGGCAACGTTGAGTGATCCAAATGACAAGTTCCCCCCGCGGGGAGACAAACCGTACGGGTTACCTTTACTGTGGACCTCCACCCCACATCCGGAGGAGACTGTTGGGCGGCCGAAAAACGACGGACTACTAGGTCATCCTACAGCCGGCTTGGCTAATTGTCACCGGTAAATGGCAAAAGGAAGCTCAACGAACCCAAACGCACCGCTAACCAGACCCTCAAACAGGCACGCGACAAGCCAGATGGGACTCGAACAACACGTCATCACTCAACCCAGTGCTTGGATCGACCTCGACATAGGGGCGGTCAACCGCTCCCACCCTACGTTCAAAAGACTTCTCCAAGGCGAGCTGTTCTTCCGGGGTGACCCCGAAAGCACGACAGAATGACTCCCGCGTGTCCGCACCTACACGTCGCGCATTTCCTGAATCAGCAAACCACGCCCCGTTCACAAAGTAATCTGAGTACACGTCCGCTTGTACTCCTCTTGCGCTACCAAGCCTTTCCAGAAGCTTGAGGGCCCATTCCTGGAGAATGGGAACGCCAAGGGCGAGACTCAACTCACACTTGGCTACACCGACGAGCCAGCGATGGGCAAAGTTAGGTTCCCGGAGCCATCGATGAGATGCACCGAAACCGGACAAAACCTTCCTCCAGTCTCTGACCATAACCCAGCCGTAGCGGGGCCCCAAAAACACCGGTGCAGATTGGCCGAAGCGAATCTCCTCAATAACGGACGCTGGGCGTTCGAGTTGGAGCTCGTGACCCGAATTGGCGAGGACATGTGCAGCGAAACCACGAACCACACGTTGATAGGAGGAGGCCTCAAGGAAAACAAGAGCATTATCGCCATCGACTAACACGTCGAATGCGACTCTCACCCGCCTGATAGCTGCAAGGACAACAGACAGCATAGCCATCGTGTTACCCATGCCGGTGTTAAAATCACCGCTGGCCCTCCCACCATCGCGAGAAAACTTCGCCCCACAAGACAACTTACCCCGAAGGGTCAGCTGACACTCGAGTAATGTCCCCAATTCCCTATCCCCGGGAAAAGCAGACCTGTAGACCCGGTGCTCCTCCTCCAACAGGCCAGGCCCCACATGGGCCTCCCACGCCTTACCGTCCACTTCAAAACAGACTCCGTCGCGAAAGGCATTGAACTTTCGAACAATGAGATTGGCACGTTGTCTCTGATTCAGACCCTTAGCCACAACCCTACCCACACCACTGAGCCCCAGCCTCCGAGCAGTGAGAAAACCCCACAACCAGTGCTCGAACGGTTTCAGCCGAGAAGCGAGACACAAGTTATACCTCGGTGACCTGGGAAAGATCATCCTCGGCTTGGCCTCCTTGTATCTAAAGTCCAACTTCTCCGCCTTGAGGAAAGGTCTGATCACGGTGTCCCTGCTGGTCACAGGTCCATCCAGCCTCAAAGACCTTTCCGCCTCAATGTACCTGCCACGAAGAGCGCCTGAATAAGACATGGCAGTTTGTAGGTTGCTCCACTTAACGCCGCCATAGAACCTTGCGATGCGACAAAGAAGCCGAAACTCTTTGACAACAGCGTAGCCAACAGGTCCAAACACCGACTTGGGCAAAGGAGCAAGAATTCTCATCACAAGGGCAGAGACTTCGTTGTGGGGGCACACGGCGTGAACCTGGGGAAGCCAAGTACCAGGCACCCCCGAGGGACACGCCACCCGCATTCTTCTACGACTGTCAACACATGAGCCCCAGTCGACCTTGCTGGTATCTAGGGTACCAGTGACAGCAGGGGGTGCGAACCCCCTACAGAAACCTGCAAGATCAGCCGGGCTGGCCTAAGCCGTTGACAGAAGGGAGGGTTCCACCAACAATGCATTGATCTGCCGCTCCACGGCAACCCCGTGAGAACTTGGCATGAATGCCCTGCCTACTGCAGAACAAACAGCTATGTCGATGACCCAAGGTCGCATACCGCGAGCCTTGCACCATTCAACACCACGGGCCCGTAAGCCCAAGGCAAGATCAAGAGTACGCTCCCTAAAAAGCGCGTACTGACGGAGATGCCCCAGCAGTGAGGGGAACAAGGTCTCCGTGGAACCATCACGTAGCTCCACGACCAAATAAAGACCCGCCTCTGCTTCTCCGTCGCCTTTCACTGTCTCGACTCCCCCTCCGAGGAACCTTGCACCGTGTGGGATGGTGGTCAGAAGATAATTCTGCGCACCGGTCCATTTCGAAGAGGGGAGGTCTGGTACCCACCGCCCTCGACAAAACTTTCCAACTACGCCCGAAGAACCCCCAAGGACCGCCTCCGCAGCTCGCACCCAGCGAGCACGGCGCCTGAGCCTGCCTTTGGCAAGGTGACTCGTGACACTAACCGGTGCCACATTGCCCAGAACCTCAAACCCGGCAGTGTCGGGAAGAGGGCCATGATTATCGTTGTCCCCGGGCAGGGACGGACGGACTGCCAACCACCAATGCCACCTGGTAGTTAGCTCACCCCAAGTCTCCCCAAAGAAGAGAATTGGAATGGCTCTAGTGATCTGCAGTGCCAGCCTAAACACCGCAGCAGCCACAGGAAGGAGCAAAGAACAACCGTAGCGCGCCGCTCCAGAAAGACGCCTACAGGAGAAGAGGAAGACGAAGATGACAATAGGGACGACAGTCAAGGTCACCAACCAGGAAAAGAACCCGAACAAAAAGGTGAACCTCCAAGGTTGTGGTACGGAATCAGCCACCACCAGGCCGAAGCGCACGAAAAACGACCAAAAGAGGCCGTAGGCCATGCCCCACCATCCAAAGAGAACTGCGAAGAACCCCCCCGCGACGTCAACCACAGAGACGCCAGGGAAAAGCCACAGTCGAAAGAAAGGCCCAACAACACGCAATACCACCGAACCAACACGCTGGGCTAGAAACAATCCAAATGAACACACCACCAGAATGAAACCTGGGATGAGCCAAAGGTAACCCGAAACGTGTACGAAAGAGATGGCGGCCGTGAAGAAGGACCAAGATCCGAACACCAAAGTGAGCAGGTAACCCAGAAGGCCACCGAAGACAACGTCAATAGCAAGCAGTAAACGATGAAATCCGGTAAAATCCATATCGTTGTAACCACTTTGAGAGAAGAAGGCCCTTAACGCGGTGCCTAGACGGACAAGCTTTGTTTAACCCCAGGCATTTGAATCCATCTGGGGTGGGGAGACAGACCCCAACTGCAAGAACTCCCACGAGGAAACACGAGCACGCTTCCTCAAAGTGAAAGGTGAAAGGAGCAGGAAAAACCCCCGGTCGCTCATACCGGTTAACTCCACAGTCGTTTGCTCTTGTCCGAGAAAACCCGACCTAACATGGTGGTGGCGCCGACAACCACGGAGCATTTGAGTGGTTTTGTCCACATGACGCGTTACCTAGGATTACTTCAACATATTACCAGCCCGCGCATGTCCGAAGCCATGCTACGTGTTGCGCACTCTGCCCCTGGAA